CCTTTACGCTGGGTAATTCGCGAAATTTGTACAATAGCCAATTTAGTTGTCCTCTGTGATTAACTATTTAGCATATAATACTGCTCTACTCGTTTCCACCAAAGACCGCAGTATTTTTCAAACTCGTCGCCTTCTAGTACAAATTCCTGGTATTCAGGAGTTGTAAGCACATTGCCCATGTCATCAGTTGTGGGCTTGACACACATTAAAATAACACCTTTTTTAATACGTGTTCCGTGCAGTTCGTTATGTGCTTCTGCATAGGCGCAAAGTTGTAAAAAGTAATCGTCGATCCATTCACGCTTTTTAGGTTTGTTGGTTTGTTTATAGTCTAAGATGGCTTCTTCATTTAAATGTACACCGGCAGCATCTGTTGTGCCTGCGTATACCCGGGAAAAATACAGCGGAACTTCGTATCCCCAAAACTCATTCACACGATTGGTAATTCCTTGATCGATCACCACCTGTGCCATGGCATGACTTGCCCAACCAAACGGGTTTGTACCACGGTCTTTTAGTTCGCCATTCTTGACATAGTGTTCCAGGTACGTGTGCATGCGTGTGCCGCGGTTGGCCGCTTCTGTTGTGATCTGTTGTGCTTTTTCATGACCAACACGGCGGCGCCATTGTTCAAGAATTAACTTTTTTTCTTCCGGCTTGGTTTTGTCAAGTATGGTTGTTACGCTAGGTAACTTGTTGCCGTCGGGGGTGGCGTAGAAACGTTTGCCATTTACTTCTACTCGCGGAACTGGGGTGTATTCAAATTTAGGATTGTACATGTTGCAAATGAGAGTTGTATATGTTTTTGTGTGAGTCTGACAGTAAGTCAAACAGTTTGGAATTTAGGGTGTAGCTATCAGTATCGGTGCGATTGTCGTAATCTGCGGTAAATTTTAAATATTCTGTAAATGTTGGTTCTGTGTTTCGTTTATTATTCATAACAGTGGACAACATTGACGTGAAATATCCTTTGAGTACATCTGTGCGTTTGTATTTTTTAAACACTGTGTGGTTTACGCATTGCTCTAACAGTTCAATCAGTTGCGGGTAGTATTGTAATGATAAACTTTCCACCATCAATGTTTCTGGATTATACAAGTGTATGTTTGACATCCATAAATCTGTTTGTGTTTGATCTGCCCAACATTCCCACCAATCAAGATAATCCGTTGCATAAAAAATATTGTTCAATGAAAATACAGGACTAACCGACAACGAAAATTTCCCTGGATATTGTTGACTCAACAAATTGAATGTTTTTAAGTTGTCTTGTACTTTGTTAAATTTAGCAGGCCATCGTACATAGTGATAATTTTCTCCTACACTGTCAATGCTTGAAAGAAATTCTATGCGTTTGAACAATGCAAATTTTTCAGAAAACTTTTCAGATATGCTAGGCACAAGACTAGTGGTAATACGCAGTGTAGTTGTACCTGCTAAATTTTCTGCAATCAACCAATCAACCAATTTTAAAAATCCAGGCTGAACCATTGTTTCGCCACCAATTGGATGTACAATAAAGTTATCAGTTTCGTTATATTTGCAACGAATCATGTCAACTAGTGCATTCCAATGGCTCTCGTTTGTTGAAATATCAATTTCGTATTCAGGCTCAGCCGGGCGACCCATCAGCTTGGACCATAAACTGCTGTCAGTTTCGTTGCAACTGCGACAGGCTAAATTACATAAATTGCTAAATTTCATTCCAACTTGAAATTCGGGCGTTTTTCTGGACTGTTTAAATTGCGCCAGTTCATCAACTGAATAACCTAGCATATATTTTACACGTTCTGATTGTGCTTGATTTTGTTCATCATGTGTGCATCGCCAGCAGTGTTCTGACACAATGTCCATTGACATGTCATTCTTGACATTTTCTATAAAATTAAAATCTAAATCTTTATTTGTTTTAGATACATCCAGATTACAACAAGTTGTAACTTTAAATTTGTCATGATGAAATCTGAAATCGTATGTAGAATAAGGTGCTGTGCAAAATGCAGGATTATTTTTAATCCATTGAACTGTTTGTGAGGTCATATTCTGAATGATTCTCCGCAACCACAACGATCACGTTCATTGGGATTGCGAAATTCAAAACCTTCATTGAGCCCTTGGCGCACATAGTCAACTGTGATACCTTGCAAATACGCACTGGACTTGGGATCTACAAAAACTCTGCAGTTGGCACAGTCAAAACATTGATCTTCTGGCAGTGGATTGTCTACATATTCTAACACATAAGCAAGTCCAGAGCAACCAGTGGTTCTGACTCCAAGTCTGATTCCTTCACCGTGTCCACGGCGAGTTAATGTTTGTTGAATTTTTCGAGCGGCAGCATCAGTTAACGAAATCATGTTTCTTACGATAGTCGTCTACTGCTGCCTTGATTGCGTCTTCGGCAAGAATTGAACAATGTATTTTAACTGGAGGCAGAGCTAGTTCTTCGGCAATTTCAGAGTTTTTGATTGATCCTGCTTGGTCGATGTGCATGCCTTTGACCCACTCGGTAATAAGGCTCGAGCTTGCAATAGCCGATCCGCAGCCATACGTTTTAAAACGTGCATCTGTAATAATACCTGTATCATGATCGACCTTTATTTGCAATTTCATGACATCTCCGCAAGCAGGTGCGCCAACCATGCCAGTGCCAATATCAGTATCACTCTTGTCAAAAGATCCGACGTTCCTGGGATTTTCATAATGATCAACTACCTTTTCGGAGTATGCCATGTGTGTTTACTCTGGTTTAATGTTGGATGCTTGCAGGCCTTTTTGTCCTTGAACCACATCGTATGTCACACGTTGATTTTCTTTGAGGACTTTGAAGCCTTGCGTCTGAATTGCTGAATAGTGTGCAAACAATTCTTCGCCACCTTCGTCTGGAGTAATAAACCCAAAACCTTTGGTTTCATTAAACCACTTTACTTTACCTAATGCCATATACTGCTACTACTTTCTGTTTTAATTTACTAATTTACAATTACTTTGTACAAGTTCTTGTGTCTACCTACCTCAAATGTATTATACTACATTCTGCATGTATTTACTATCATTTTGGTTCTTTTATCCAGGGCTTTTTGCGATCACTGAAAGTAATTGGTTTGTATTCGTAATCTTCAGGGCAAAACTTACATTGATCAATTTGATTGTCAATCGTGTCAATAAATTCTTTGCCTCGGATGTCAAATTCATCAACGGTCAACGGCTTATAGCTGTGTAGCATAGCCCGATCCTCATCGCTTATTTCAAAATGGTATTGATCATCAAATTCGGGCATTAGAGCGGCTGGACCGCATTTGTAGATTTTCCCATTGATCATATGATAGTTTTTAAATCTGCGGAAAGTGCAGTTTTCGTGTGCCCGTGCAGGATCACTTTGATACAGTGTGTACTTGTTGTCCGGAAGTTCAACAATATTACTTTGCACAAACTTGTTGCTCATCCAAGCGTGAATTTTTAATTTTTTATCATTAATAAATTGATAATCGCTACCAATTGGATCATCCTTGTGTTGTGTTTCTATTACAGTGGGTCCCAAGAAGTTTCGTACACGAGCAAATATTTCTTCTCGGTCATTGGGATTGTGTATGCTAATGCCTAGCCAATTGCCTACCTTAGGATCAAGTGCTTCTTCAAGTCCTTTGACACAATCAATTCTAGTGCCGTTGCTTTGGACTTGGGTTCCTGAATGATTGGGCCATAGTTTATTAACGCCAGTAATCCACTTGACAATGTCAGGATTAAGCAGTGGCTCGCCGCCAAGGATTACAGGATGTCGTATGTCTATTTTCTCGGCCCAGCGGGTGAGAATAGGTTCTGCTTCGTCCCAGCTTTGCCATCCGCTGAATTTATAATTGTTATATCGGTTACAACCGTTGCAAGTTAAATTACACACGTTGGTGATGTAGAATTCTAACTTGTCAATCAAGATTTTTTGTGTCATGTAACGATATTTAATGCCAGTGACTGGCAACAGTGTTTTATTGGCGACGTTTCAAGGCTGCTTTGGCATTGCTGTCAACAACTTCACGTGCTTGGTCAACACTCATGCCTGTTGTGGCTTCGGTGTTGCCTTTGAATCTAACTATGCCTGAATTTGGCTCAAGTGGTTCAAGCAAGTTACTCAATGGTTCACGGCTGATCATGTCACCAAGATTTTGTTCAGTTACGTTAACGCCCATTGACTGAGCTAAATCAATAAATGCTGCTTGGCTAATTTGTTTTGAAGCTGCTTCGTCTTCGGCTCTGTCGCTGAGAAACTGAGTCAACGCCGCTAGTTTAAGGGCGCTGTTGGCAGTTTCATTAAACTCACGTAGACGCATTATCTGCGCTCGCGACCTAGTCCAGTTTTAACGGGCTCTTCAAGGTCTGCTTCTGCATCGGCAGCAAGTGCATCTAGATCTGCACCAGGTTCAGCAGGCATTTCGGCACCAGCATCCATGGCTGGCATTTCTGCGCCAACATCAGGAGCCGGTTCGCCTGGCACTATAGGTGCTTGACCTGTCACTGTGCCCATGGCAGTTTCTAATTGAATCTTGGATTGCTGTAGGTTCTGTACCATTCCGCCCAGTGCGGCAGTGGCATCTGCATTGAATTTTGTAGCTTGGTCATAGCCAATTTCGTTACGGATTTGATCAACCAAGGCTGGCAAATCTTTGAACTGGATAGAAGTAACTTGTTCAATCATGCGCTGAACTTGATCAACCATGTCTTGACTGGCCAAGATAACCTGTGCTTGTTGTACTTCGCTCTCGGCTAATCGACGTCCTGTTTTACGACGACTTTCAGCGGCCATTGCGGCAGACAAGGCAGCGCCTTGTACCATTTTCTGTTCGTCTGGTGATAGCGTTTGACCGGCAGCACTCTTGGTCATTGCTGACTTGAGTTTAGGATCAGAAATTTTACTGAGAGCCTGTTTTGTTTTGTTAGGGTCTGGCATTCCCATTGTTGTGTTTGCTGGAATCTCTTCTTTGATTTTTTTAGCCAACACCTGCTCTAGCATTACTAGTTTTAAGTATGCCGAATCTTGTTCACTTTTATGGAATGCAGGTGTGCGGCGATGCTCGCCTAGTAAGCCACGCACCCGGCCTAACATAGCATGTGCTTGACGCTTTGAAATTGATTCAAAGGTAATGCTTTTACCAAAGTAACTTTCGAATACTTTAGCGACTTGTTTTGTTTGCGGCAGCACGGCCA